GTCAGCCGCTGATACAAAAACGCTTCCGGTGCTTCTGGCAGGCTCATCCGTCATCCCTCTTTTCCGTACAGATGATTTCTTGATGCCAGAGCCGGTCTTGCTCAATGACCTGGCCAATCTCCAGCACGCGGTTGCGGTAGAGAATCCGCATGGCACCCGTTACGCCAGACAAGTAGCGGATCTTGACCCGGTGCGTCATAAAGCCAACGGTCTCAGCAAATCGTTCTGTTTCCCTGGCGGACAGGGACTCCACCGATGCCCACACCGTGGCGAACGTAGACCACGCCAGCACGGTCTCGCCCACCTCGTTCTGAGTCTTGGCGGCCTGCTGAATCGTTACGCGGGTCCACATGTCGCCTGCGGGCAGTGGCATCAGCGATAGCTCCCCCAGCGGATGGTGTCGAGCATCGCCTTGACGCCGAACGGCACCTCGGTCAGCGCGGCCTCGGCTGCCGCGTCGCGGTTGCTCCACAGGTGCGAGACGATCATGAGGACGGCCGACTTCACCGGGGCCGGCACGCTTGTGCCGTCTGCGGAGTAGCCGGCGTACCACGTCACGGTGGTGCTGTTCTGGTCCACAAGGTGGGAAGGCCACGTCCTGCCATACAGCGGCCGGCAGACTCCCGGGGTGGCCTGCCGGTCCACCCGGTACTCAGTGGCGTCCAGCGTCGCCGTAGAGGCCCCAGCGGACGGCGTGTAGGTGATCGTGACTGCCGTGGCAGTGCCAGACTGCACCATTGGCGGCCTGGGCAGTTCCACGTCCAGATTGGGCACCGTGCCCTGGCGGCCCTCGATGTTGTTGCCGTCGGCCTTCAGCCCGAACTGCACCGGGCTGCCGACGGGGCCGTAGAACGAATCCAGCCGCATGGTCCACTGCGTCGTGCAGAAGGTGCGGTCGGTGTAGTCCTCGGCCCACCGGGTGGCCGCCGTGATCAGATTGCCGATCAACGCGTCGTCGTCTGTATTGTCGATACGCAGGTGCAGCTTGGCCTCGGCCAGCGTCACCGGGTTATTGGCGGGCTCGGTGGCCCGCACCAGGCTGCGATACCTCATCTTGCCTTCCTCCCTCTACGCCGCGTGGCGTCGGCCGTTTCAGCGGCCCGGTTCTCCACCATCGCCACCTCGAGCAGCTGCGGCTCGTCGACGACGATCTCGACCGCCCCAGCGATGACCAGCGACTTCGCCGGCCCCTTCGGGTATTCGATGATGTCGCCTTTTCGGTACGACCCGTGTGGCCGCACAAACCGCAGGCGAACGTGGTCAGGTTGCATTGCTGGCGTCTCCGTGCTCGACAGATCCCCACGCCTCGGCCGGGCGACGTCCGCCTTGGCTCCAGTAGTGGCTTGGCGTCTGATAGACGGGCTTGAGGTCTCGGCCCGGCCACGTGAACTTGAGCTCGGCGTGACCGATTGCCACCTGGGGGGCGATGCCCAGCGTGTTGCCGGCTGCCTTGAACTGCTTCCAGAAGTGAATATCGGGGTCCACGCGAGTCACTTCGCCAGCAGGGGCATCGCCCCAGTGGCCATCCGGCCGCGGCGTACCGAGGAACCACGGGGATGGAGTCCGCTTCAGCGCCTCGCTGCGGATGAGCGTGCAGCCGAAGTGAGCGGTCGCCACCGGCTGCACCACCGCCTCGAACCACGTGTTGGGCAGCTGCACCAGGCCGATGGTCCCGTCGTGCCCCTCGGGCGTGAACATGGGCACGCCCTCGTCTCGCTTCGTCTGCAGCGGGGCCACGGCGTCATATCCGCTAACCATGGCTGCGGTCATCAGACGCTGGATGGTGTCGGCCTCAAAGACGCTGTCGAAGTCGATGACAAGCACCCAGTCGGTGCGTTCAATCATGTCCAAAAGGACACGATCAAGGCATTGTTCCCAGAACGCCCCGGTGAACTTGGTCGGCCGGATGCCGAGCGGCATGAGGCTCTGCATGGTGCAAAAGAAATTGTCCTGAAAACCCAAGCGAGGCACGCTGAACGCGGCCTCCACTCGCAGGTCGTGCTGCACGTTGCCGACGGAAACTTTCACAGACAGTCCCTCAATGCCAAACGGGCGGCCCGGGCGTGCCGAGCCGCCCGCATTGGGCGTTATCCGTTGGCTGTCAAGCGTCAGGAGTTGTTGACGTTGTTGACGCCCGACTCAGTGGCGGTGACCGGGAACTGCTCCGACTTGCTGAGCCGGGCGTTGGTCACCACGGCCACCGTGTTGCCGGGGCTGGTCACCACCGTCAGGTACCGCTTGCGACCCCGCAGGTCGATGTTGAACCGGGCGACCGCGCCGACGTTCGCCCCGGTCGTGCTGCCGGCACCCGCCGTGATCGACACACCGCTGATGTCCGCCTGGCCAGAGCCGGAGGCGTCCGACTCCTGCACCTTCAGCACGCTGGCGTAGGACGTGGTCGCAGCCGTGAACGGCGAATAGATCACGTCGATGGCGGCGTACTTGAACCCCGCACAGTCGATCTCGTGCGAGTGCGTGGCCGAAGCCGCAACGCTCGACGCCGCCTTCGTGACGCTCTTGTTACCAGATGCGTGATTCATTGGTCAGAGTCTCCTGGGAAGGTTTAGGATTAGGCGAGCTTGAGGGCGACCACCGGGCCGGCCTCGGAAGTGGTGCCGAGGCTGTGGTGGTTGATGTCCACGCGGTAGACGACCCTCCACGCGGTCTGATCGACCTCGAAGTAGCGGTCGGTGCTGGACGCAATCTGCATGTCGCCCTTGTTCGCCATGATCGACGAGAGCGACAGGTCGCCGACGTAGGCCGCGATCTGGCCGGTGGTCGGGGCCGCCGACATCTTGAGCACCCACACCACGGGCAGGCCGAGGAACGTGGTCGGCGTGCTCTGGGCCAGGTTGGCAGCGGTGTTGCCGCCAGCCAGCGCGCCGATCGTGCCCGAGCCGGCGGTGCCGGTGGACAGCATCATCCGCTGCACGCTGTTGTGGTAGGTCGCCGGATGCATGTACCAGGCCGACGTGCCGATGGCGTACCGGGGCAGGGCCGCGAGAGCCTTGAGGTAGTCATCGATGTCGAGCAGGGCAATGGTGGTGTTGCCCGAGCCGGCCGACACAACCGACGCCGTGTGCGTGCCGTCATCGATCTGCGACAGGCCACGGATGCCACCGTAGGTGGAAGCGCCGGTCCCGTTGAAGAACGCATCGTCCAGGGTGCCGCTGATCGTGGTGGCGTACTCATTGACCAGCCACTGGGCGACCGAGATGGCGTTGTCGGCCAGCAGCTCGTTGCTGACGCGCGTGGCCGCGGCCAGCTTCTTGAGCACCAGCTGCACCATCGTGGCGGTCGGGTCCGAAGTCGTGATGCTCGTATTTTCCCCAATCCAATACCCCGTGACGCCCGACAAGCGTTTGGGCACCAAGAGCGTGTCCGACTGCGTGGTGACCCGCTGGGCCAGGTTCATGCTCACGCCGAAGGTCTCGACCAGCCGGATCAGCGAGTTGCTGAAATCCTCGAACACGAGTGCACCGCCGAGGCTGTTGACCTGGCCACCGAGATCACGCGACTCGATGCCGAGGTTGTCGCGGCACCACTGGCGGGCCTGCACGTCGCCGTTCAGGCTCTTGAGCCACTGGCCGCAGCGATGGGCAACCTCGGGCGTCTCGAAGACACCGGGCTTGTAGCCGCGATACGAAACCGGCTCGATGCGAGTCTTCATGTCGGTGGTCTCCACGGGGGCCGGCGCGGCCCGGTTCAGAACCTTGAGCAGTTCAGCCTTGCGGGCCGCGGCGGCCTCTTCCTTGGCGATCGCGGCCTTGATCCGCTCGGCCTTGGCGAGCAGCGCGTCGTACTTCGCCTGGCGGGCTTCGACAGCCTCGACCGCAGAACGCTCGCCGTCCTCGACGGGCGTGCCGTCGGTGTTCTCGGCAGCCTCCTCGGCGGCCCCTTCCTCGTCGAGCATGCCGAGCTCAGCGAGAGTGTTGGCGAGTTCGTCGAGCAGTTCCTTGACGCGGCTGGCGGCCATGTGTCGGCTCCTGTGTGCGGTAGGTGTGTGACCTATTCGCACGGTAGGGGCCGAGCCGGTATCCCTTGCAGATAGGGATGGCAACTCGTTACCTAGTTAGGCAACGAGCGGCGGCGGATCTCGCACGACTTCACGACGTGCTTGGCCGTCTGGCGGCAGTGCGGGCACCGCAAGTACCGCGTGCACACGTCGCCCTTCTCGACTGACGAGTACACGCCGAACCGTGCACGCCGGCAGTGGTGGCAAACGTCACCCGACTTTGTGGCCATGCTTTGCCAGAAACGCCCGAATGGCGGCCTCGGTGCTCGCATTCCGCTTGAGAGCCGGCAGCTTCAGCGCCGGTCGGTGCGATTGTAAGAACCGCTCATAGCTCCGCATCATGACCGACGCCGTGGCGTCCTCGTACGCCGGCTGCAGGACCGGCGACACGTCGTACACACCCTCGACCTCGTGCACGTACCGCACGGCCTGGCCGTCCTCCTCGGCCCACGACTCGCCTTCACGCCCGCGAATGGTGAACGCGAAGCTCGAGCCCCAGACGTCACCGCGGCCTATGAGCACACTGAGATCCCGGCCCAGGGTGGTGTCGGGAATCTCGACGGCGTACCGCATGCCGACGTCATCGGTCTCGACGCTCAGCGTCCCGCTGCGGGTGCTGCCGAGCACTTGGTTGCTGTCGTGGTTCCACAGGGCAACCACTGGGTGCGACTGCTCCCGCAGGGCACGGTCAAACGCCCCGGGCTTGATCTCCTCGCGGAAGGTGCCCAGCAGCGTCGAGCGGACGTTGTACTTGGCGGCGTAGCCCGTGATGTACGACTTGCCGGCGTCCCTTGTCTCCAGCGTCAACGGCAGGGCGATGCAGCGGCGTTCCATTTCGGTGGTCATCTT